TTACCCCGTCAGGATGGTGAGCCAGCGCATTGCCTGCGGCACGCTCATGCGTTCGATCTCGGAGGGCGGCAGGCCCATCCGCACCAGCGCGCGGATCAACCCTTCAACGTGATCCGCGCGCTCCGAAAAAAACCGAGGATCGCTTCCTCGATCGCAATCGCCAGCGGCATGTTGGTGGCTCGGGAAATGAAGTCCCAATCATGCCCGGTGATCAGGATGCGGCAATATTCCTCCACGAGCGCGCGGTTGACGATCGGCATGGAGGCCTTCTCGTCCACCACCCAGGTGAGGGGGTCGCCAAGGCGCATCTGCTCGCCAATGCTCGGGCGGCGGATGACGAGGGTTTTTTTCTGCTCCGCGCCGTCGAGAATGGCCTCGGAGAAGCTGAGCCGGATGGCGCCATCCGGCAATTCCTCGCGCGTGAGGGATGGCTCAGACATTGGTCACCAGCCGCCCTTCCGCCCGGATCATCAGGCCGGAAAGCTCGCCCGTCACCTTGTCAACGGAAGGCTCGCCCACGAAAACCGCGCGCGAGAAGATCGTGGCGCTTTTCTCGGCATCCGAGAGCAGCGAAACATTTTGCGGCGCGGCGCGGATCAGCGCTTCCGCATCGACCGGAACGCCCGACTCGTCGCGCGCCGCGAGCGATACCGAGAATTCGTAAGCGCGCGCGGTGAAGCTGCGGTCAATCGAACCATCGTGGTTCACGATGGCCTCGGCGCTGACGCCCGAGATGATCTCGGTCACGGAGCCGCGGACCTTGATATTGCGGCCATCCGACAGCCGCACCTTGAGCAGGCCATAATCAGCCATGGTTCATTCCTCTTGCAAAAGTGCGAAGAGCCCGCGCCTTTTTCGCGCGGGCCGTTTGATCAGGCCGTCACGACCGGAAGGTCGCGTTGGCGGCGAGGATGTCGAGCGGGTTCACCACATCCATGGCGTTGAGCGCGATGTTGACCCGGCTGCGCGTGACCGCATCCCGCTCGACCACCAGCGCCGCGGCGAAGGCGGCGCGGTTTTCCATCAGCCCGCGATCGACCAGATCGCCGTAAAGCGCGATGAGGTCGGATTTGATATCCGCCGGGGTGGAAATGGTCGGCACGTTGCTGGAGTTCTGGTCGGCAATCGCCTTGTTCGCATGCCGGTAGGAAAGCCCGGCGCGCAGATAGATCAGCGAATGCATCGCCACCGCAATCGTCTGGATGTCGCGGAAGGTCGAATCGGGCTGGCCGGCCGCATTGTTGCGGCGCGTGGTGATGAGCTTGTCGATCACCACCTCGCCCGCGCCGTTCACCGCCCAGGTCGAGATGCCCGAGCCGAGCAGCGCGTTCCGCGTGGCGTAATTGGTCGGCCAGGTGGTGCGATCACGCGGCGGGCGAACGCCTTCGGCGACAAGGTCGCTCTGGTTGCGCGCGGCGTTGCCATTGGTCGAATCCGACAGCCAGGGCAGGATGCGCCCGACCATGCCGCCCAGCCATTCCCACGAGGGCGAGGGCGAGGCGAAGCGGCCGAGCACGGTCACATGGTCGTCGTTCAGCGAAAGGCCGAGCGTCGTCAGGTTGCCGGTCGTATCGGTGCGCACCGTGAAATAATGGCCGTAGAGCTGCTGGTTATACGCCCAGCGGCCCGAGACATCCGACAGGGCCGCGCGGGCCGACGTGATCGACGCATCATCGCCGAAGGGCGAGAGAATCCAGTGAAACGGCAGATCGCCCATGGCGCCCAGCGCGGCGCTGATATTCGCGGTGCCGGCCGCCGTGGCGGTTTGCGCAACGGTGACATTGGTCGTGCTGAAGAGATTGCCGGGGATGGCACCATCCGCGATGATCTCGATTTCGTTCATGGTCGTGCCGGCATGGCGCGCGGTCAGCGTCACGATATTCGTCGCGGCGGTGGCGGTGACCGGCAGATATTCGAGCGTGACCGGATCGACAAAGGCATTGACGGCCGCTGCGAGGTTGGTGGCGGTGGTGGCGGCGGTCTCGCCTGCGGCAACCGCGATGGTCACGCGGCGACCGGCGATCTCGAGAATCGCGGTGCCGCCGCCGGCAGCCAGAGCGCCGATGGTCGCGGTCCATGCCGGGGCGGTGCCCGTGGCCGGAACGGCAACCATGTAGATCGTCGCGGCAGGGGCGGCGCGGCGCGCCTTGCGGAAAAGCTCGTAAAGCTGGGAGCCGTTGCCCGCAAGCTGGCCGGCCTCCTGCACCGTGGTGCAGAGGCGGGGGGAATCGTTCGGAATCGTGCCGGCGGATGATTTGTGACCCATCACCAGCGTCCAGGACACACTGTCGAACTGGCCGGCGCTGTTGCGCTCGAAGAACCGGCCCGGAGCAATCAGACCGGCGCCGGGAATGAAATTGAAAAGAACAGCCATCGGTCACTCCTTCGCGACGATTTTATGTTGCGGGCCGGCGGTTTTGGGTTCGGCGGTCAGAGGGGCGGGCACCAGCGTTCCATCGGCCAGGCAATGGCGCCAGAACGGGTGAGCGGGGTCGATATCGACCACTTCATCGCCGGTCAGGAAGCGGCCCGGAACACCCGGCCAGGGCAGCGTGTTTTGCGGGTTCGAAAGCATCACTTTCATGGCAGGGTCACCGAGGCTTGCAGGTCGCCGCCTTCGCCATTGGCGGAAGCGGGAGGGGCTGGGGAACCGGCAGCGCGGGCAAGCGATGCCGCGATGCGGAAGGTTTCGAGGTCTGTAAAGCCGGCAGGGTCGGCCATGGCGGCCACGAGGCGCAGACAGGTATCCAACCCGGCCGAATGTGCCGGGAGCCGCTCCGCCACCTCGCGCAGCGGCGAAGGCAGGCGCGCAAGCCCTGTTTGCCCGACCGGCAGCGCGGCCTGCTGGCGGATGGCGCAATCATATTCGACGCGGCGGGCCGTGACGCGGACCCCGAGATCGGGGTCGCGCTGCGGCTCGGACACGGACTTCGAGAGCCCGATCAGCACATGATGCAACAGGCCATCCATGCGCGCCCATTCGATGCGCTCATGGATCTGCGCTTCGAGCAGGTCGAGCATGGCCTCGGCATCCGCATCCGATTGCGGCGCATAGGCGAGCGGATTGCCATCGTCGTCAGTGGTGACCACCGGCATGGCAAGTTCGATGCCGAGCGTGCAGAAATCCTGCGAATCCCCGGCCAGATCATCCTGGTCCCCGCCCCGCGCGCGGCGCTCGCCGCCATCGATGTAGATCGCGACGTAACAGCGGCGGGTTCCATCCCATCCGTCGAAGATGCGATCAAGCGCGGTATCGATCACCCGGCCCTCGGCGAGGGTGGGCCAGTTGCCGCCTTCGGCATGAAGCTGGTGCGGCGCCAGGGCCTCGATGACCGCGAGGCGCAGGGCGGTTCGGTTCAGGGCCATGGCTTCAGCTTCTCAGCGAATAGGCGAAAGTGACGCCGGGCGCGGTGCCCGAAAGGGTTTCGCCAAGCTCATAGGTGCGATCCGGCCGATCGGCGAAGATCAGCCAGTCACCCTTGCGGGGCGCGTTTTCCATGCCTTCCGGGAAGGTGACGAGCGAACGCATCGAGGTGGGTGCGCCGCGCATCATGCCGGGGTTCCGGCCCACGCCGTTATCGGACACGCTCAGGCGCTCGGGCGATTCCGAGCGGATGACGCGGCATTCGATTTCGGCGCGGGTCGGGTCGATCTCGCGCGCGGCGTTCGGCCCCTTGCCCGGCGCGAGCCAGCGCGGAACAAGCCGCGCCGGCTGGCCGTGAACCCCATGGATGACGCTTGCAGCGATCGCGCAGAGGTTCTGGAAGGGCGAGGCCGTCATTTCTTCAACCTCCGGGCGCGTGGCCGAGCAGGATGGCGCGAAGTTCCTTGGCGATGTTTGGCGCGAGGCGACTGGCGGCCTCGGCGCTCCAAATGCTTTTCGGGCCAGATTCAGCCATGGCTTCCGCCAGACCCGGCCCGCGAGGGGCGCCGAGCAGTTGCGTTCGCCCGCCCCATTTCTGCCTGTGCGGCTTGTGAGACTTGCCGCCCCAGCCGCGCGCCTCCATGGCAATGCCGAATTTATTGGCAAATCCGCCGCGCCGACCGGTTCTGAAGCTGGCACCGTGCATGAATGCCTTGGGCACGATAACCCTGCTGCCGAGCCAGAACACCGAAAGCCCTTTTGGGGTCTCCTTCGGTTGATAATAGATCAGATTAAGCCCCTTCCCGAACCCGGCCAGGGAATATTCAAGCTTCGCCGGAAAGGCGCGGCGTTTCGATATGCGCCGCTTGATCGCCTTGAGAACCGAGACTTGCGCAAGCGGGTGCTTTCTGATTCCAAGAACCTTGCGAACCTCACGAAGATACTTGTTCGCGGTCGGCTCGCCCGTGCGGTTCAGCGCGCGGGCAATGCCGATATTGGCGGCAGGCCCCGCAGCGCGGATCAGTGTTTCAAGGCCCTTGACATCGGTTTTTATTGCAACATTCAGAGCCTGCATCAGCGCACCTTCGCAAGAATGGCGGCGACCTTCGCGCCGATCTGGGCAGGCGACGGGGCCGGCAGGGAAGAGAGCGAGGCAGCGGCGGAGCGGGCCACCGCGCCCGAATGCGTGAGAGCCGCGCGCACCTGCCCGCGCGCCAGCGCGCGCCCGGCCTCGGAGAGGTGAGCGGCGCGCTCCGCGCAGGAGGGGCAGCGCGCCATGATCAGGCCACGATGCCGAGGCGCACCGGAATGGTGGCGTCCGCCGCGCCGGCCGTCGCCGTGCCGGCATGCGTGCCGATCAGCACGTTGCCGGTGGCCACGTTGGTGACCGTGCTGGAAGCGTTGATCCAGTAGAGTTTGACGCCCTGTGCGGGGGTGACGGTCGCGGCTTTCGGAAGGCTGAAGACGCCATCGGCGCGGCCATTGAAAAGCTGGCCGGCCAGCGCATCGGTGAGCGCCACCACGAAGGTATCGCCGATGAGATAGCCGCGACCGGAAACCACGCCGCCGACCGGCGCGGTGAATTCGAGGGTATAACCCTCCTGGATGAAATTTTTTGCCATGTTCGTTCTCTCCGAATGGGGTTGGAAATGGCCTTGCCTGAGCCGCCCGCGCGAGGCGAGCGGCTTTTCGCAAGGCCACGAAGCAGGCGCGATTACGCGCCCGCGTTGCGGTAGCCGCCGCGCCAGTCGATGCCGCCGAAACCGAAATCGTGTTCGACCGTGACGCGCATGCCCTGGACGCCGAAGGGCTCATCCATCCGCACCCGGGGCGCGGTGAAGCCATCCAGCAGGCCATAGCGGAAGTTCGCCTGCACCGAGGGATCCATGAAGAGCCACCAGCCGTTGCCGGAGAGCAGATTGCCCACAACCACGCGAAGGCTGCTGAAGATGTTCACGTTCACCGTCTGGTTGGCGGTGATCGAGGTCACGAATTTCTGCGCCTCGGTCTCCTTGTCGGGCGAACACAGAATAAACGCCGGGGCGTTACCAAGCAGAGGCGTGCCATCCACGCCGGCGTATTTCCGCATGGCGGCGCGACCAGCCGAGACGCCGGCCTCGTTGATCGCCGTTGCAGTGGCGGCCTTGTTGGTGCGCGCCGTGGTGAACATGGCCGCATTGCCTTCGAGCAGCGTCGGGCCATCGCCGGAGGCAAGGCCGAGAACGCCATAGGCAACCGATTCCTCCAGAAGCGCGATCGTCTGGCCATAATCGGCCAGCACGCGGCCGAGCGCGTTCAGGCGATCATTCACCAGAAGCTGCCGGCTGAAGGAAAGACCGCGCGCATAGGCCGCGACAGCCACGGATTCCTTCTTCTCGCCAACCGTGCCGAACTTGATTTCGCCACCTTCGCCGACGCGCTGGAGCATCGGGAAATCGCCGGCGGTGACCGTGACATGCGGCCGGAAATCGTTGAAGTCTTCCCGAACCGACCATTCACGATAGGTCGGGTTGAGCCGCTGATAGCGCTGGCCGATCGAGGTGTTGAGAGCGCCTTCCAGCAGGATCGGGAAATCCGAGGTCGAGTGCATCGCGCGCTCGAAGAGCTGCTGGCGCTGGCCAAAGCTTTCGGGAACGCGGCGCTCGCCGAGACGCTCGGCCGCCAAAGCCACGAGCGACAGATCCATGTAGGGACGCGCGCGCTCGCTCACTTCGCCGGAGCCAAAGCCCATGCCGCGAATGATCGCTTCCTGCATGCCGAGGCGGCGGGTTTCGGTTTCATCCTGCTCGACGCGGACATGGCTCGACGGGCGCTGGCGTTGGGCCAGCTGGTCGAGCACGAAGGCGCGGAAATTGTCCACGGTCTCGGCGTTCTCGATGGCCTGCGCGGCGCGCGTGGCATCAATGCCATGCTCGTTGGCAAGGCGGGTGATTTCGGCGGAGCGCGCACGCTCGGCGCGAAGGTCCGGCTGGGCCGGTGCCTGCGGGGCAGTGCGGTTCTGCTCGGCGGCAGGGGTGACCGGAGCCGGGGCCGGCGCGTTCATGGGTTCGGCAGCCGGGGCGCCCGGAGCCGGAGAGGCATTGCGACGCATGTCGTCATTCTCCTGGTGGGAAGCAGCCGGGGCGGCTGCGGGTTCGGCGGCGGAGCGGATCACCGCAGCCGGATCGGCCGGCACGCTGACGAGTGAAACCTCGAAGAGTTCCCACCGGTCGGCACGCCAGATTTCGGTTTCGTTCTCGACGGCGCGGAGAGTCCAGGTCGTGACCCGGTAACCCATCGAGACCTGTGTGATTTCACCGCGCGCAACGCGGCCTTCATAGTCGCGGCCCTCGGGCGTGTCGGCAAAGCGCAGCTGGGCCACGGGCACGCCGTTGCTGAAGCGCACGGCCATGACATTGCCGATCGGCATGTCCTGGTTGTGGTTCCAGAGCAGGGCCATCCGGCCTTCATCGGCGCGGCGCAGATCAATGGCCGAGGGGGCGATGTTCAGTTCCTCAACCATCCCGAACCGGCGCACCTGCGCGCCGGTGGTGATGATGGCCTCGACCGTGCGGCTGGAGCTGTCATAGGTCGAGGGCTGCATCGTGACGAAGCGCGTGATGGTCGAGCCGGGCTCGAATCCATCGGGAGTCGCGCGGGGCGCATTGCGACGTTTCATGCGCTGGGTTCCTCTTCATCGGGTGTTTCGGGGTTGGCCGGCGCATCAGAACTTGTTTCTTGCACGGCCTGGCCGGCGCTGGTGCGTCGGCGCGGATCGAGATCGAAGATCAGCCCCCTTGCGTCGATTTCGGCGAGGAAGGTGCTCCAATCCTCGACAACCTCGCGCCAGTCACGGCCCCATGCCCCGATGAAATCCTGCGGCGACATGCGGCCCGAACGAACGGCGGCGATATCGGCCTCAAGGTCTTTCTTCGGGTCGATCGGCTCATGCGCCGGCATCACGTAGCGGCGGCGCCAGCCATGCGCACGGCGCGGGAGTTCGTTGGCCAGAATGGCCATCTGAACCCATCGATCGGTGATACGCCCCAGAACCTGCGGTTCGAGCATGTTCCATTGCATATCCGCCACGAGGCGACGAAACTCGATCTTCCCGGCGCGCAAGCTGGAGTAATTCGCCTGGCGCAGGTCGCCGGTGATCTGATCATAGGTGGCGCCCACGCCCGCCGCGATGCCCTGAAGCGCGGCGATCGCAACCGGCTCGAAGCTGGAATTGCCGGCGGGCACGAAGCTCTGGAGTTTCTCGCCGGCCTTCAGCCGCGCGACCATTCCGGGGCGCATTCCGATTTCATCCAGGCCGCTCGCAGGGCCGGAGGCGGCGCCCGTGGTCGCCTCCTTGGGGAGGGGGCCGGCCTGATCACCGCTCTCGATGAAGATGCCGATATTCGCCTGCATCCGCTCTTTCACGACCAGGGCATCCATCAGGTCGGCGAAGTCGCGGGCATGCAGGAGAACCGGCGCGAAGACCGGAACGCCGCGCACCTGGCCGGGCCGGATGCGCCGGTAGAGATGCACCACATCAGCGCGCGTGACGAGTTTGGAGGTGAGACCGCCCGCAATGGCGCGGCCCGGCTCGCCGGGCGCCATGTCGTGCAGCCAATAGCCGAGACGCCGGTCATCCGCGCCAAGCTCCACCCCGAGCCGGGCGCGGGGCGCCTGCATCGACAGGGAAAGACGGTCGCGCTCGTGGTCGATCAGGTCGCCCTCGCCGACATGCAGCGCGAGCGGAACGCGACGGCCATCCATCTCGCTCCGGCGCAAGCTGCGCATGCGGATGATCGAATCGCCGCCTTCGAGCGTCGAGCGGAAGGCGAGCGCGATTTCCGAGATGAAGTTGCCTTCGCCCTGGATATCGGCATGGCCGCACCATTGATCCCACAAAGATTGCGCAAGCCGATCATCCCGCGCCGAGCCGGTGTCGAAGCGCACCGTGAGATCGGTGCCGATGACATGCGCGGTGAGGATATCGAGCGCGCGCGGCCCGATCCACGAATTGCGCACGAATTCGCGGCTGCGCTCGCGCAGGATGGGCAGGGAACGTGAAATTTCGGCATTGGCAGAGCCGAGGCCCCGCCGGAACGATGAGGTGCGGCGGTTGACCTGCGCGGCATCATACCCGCGCAGGGCAATCTGCGTCCGCGCAATCCTCATCGCGAGATCGGGCGCGACCCATCCCAAAGCCCGGAGATAGCGAGACATGATTTAATCCCGGCTGTGGGTGGTAACGAAGACGCGGGCCTGCACGGATGAACCAGCCAGTTCAGCCTTCAGGCGTTCAATGGTGGCCTCAAGATCGGCGCGGCTGCGGAATCTCACCCGCTGGCTCACCTCGCCTTGCCGGATTTCGGTTTCGAGCGCGCCCGTGGCGAGCGCCGCTTCCAGCGCGTCGATCTGAACTTGCGTGGCCATGGTTCACCAACGGCTGTTCCACCGCTCGCCATCATCGGGCGGGCGACGATAGGGTTGCGGTTCGATTGCGGGCTCGGCAGCCGGGGCGGGGGCGGTGAACAGGTTCTGTTCGCGCGCCGCCTCCGGCGCTCCACGAAGCCGCGCGAGGGCTTTCCATTGCTCGTCCGTCGTGCCGGCCGTCAGGTGCTCGAAAAGCGCCATGTTGCCGACGCGGCAGTCGAAAAAATGGTTTCCCCGCATTTTCTCCCACTTCTTACCGGTGGAGACGCCTTTCAGCGTGATATCCACCAGCCTTTCGGCGGTGAGCTGCCGGAAATATTCCTCATCGGCCCAGGCCGGGAAGTGACAGAATCCATGCGGAATGTTCGCAAAATCCGATGCCACCCGCTCCTTGTTGAGCATGGTGTAGATCTGTGCCTTGAGCGGCCATGTGCCGATGGTCCAGAGCCGGCAACCCTGCCGGATTTTCTGGCCCGCGACGTCGATATCAACCAGTTTCGGCTGGCCGAGAGGCGGGCGAGCCCATCCATCTTCACCCTTGCCGGCGAAGACGAGATCGCGGCCCGTTTCGTGGTGCAGGGTCTGGTTCGAACGCACCCATTGCGCGACAATGTGTTGCCGATAGCCCGCATCCACGCCGAGCGCATCGAGCCGACGCTCGCCCCCGAAAGCATCGGGGAAGCGCCGGTCGATCGTCTCCGCGCGCAGGCGCTGGAAGACCGGATTAGCGTGGTTGTCCGTATCCCCGCCGAGATATTGCGCATCCACGAGATAGGAACGCCGATCCGCCGTCCACGCCACGATCTCGAGCCAGATTCCGCGCATCTGCACATCGGCATAGGCCGTGAGGATGAGCCCATCACCAGGCACATGGCCGCGTTTCAGGTGCTCTTCGCGCCGGGCCAGCAGCTTTTCGTGATCGGGTGCATCGCCGCGATATTGAAACGGCAGGCCGAGCACGAGATTGTAGAAGCCCTTGAGGCCGATCTCGCTGTTCGATTGCTTCAAATAGTCGTTGGCGATGGCCTCATAGCTCATCATCAGCGATTCAAAGCCGCTGATGTGAAAACCGGGGTGCCGCACGCCATCCGGTGCGGTGGCGACCCATCTGGCGCCGTTTTCGGGCCGGAGCGCCACGCGCCGCTCGGCCTCGCTGATCTCGTGGCCACAACCCTCGCAGGAATAGCGTGAGCGATGCGGCGCGGCTTCATCGATGCGGAAATACTCGAAGCGCTGATATTGCAGCGTGCCGCATTCCGGGCACGCGATGTGCCAGAAACGCTGATCAGAGCGCTTGAACGACCGATCAATGCGGCAATGACCGGGTTTTTCGCCCAGCGGGTCGCCAGTGTCATATTCCGGTGTCGAGATTTCGAGGATTTTCCAATAGCCCGAGGCGCGGAAGGCGGTGAATCGCCCGAAAAACAGATCCTCCGGGTCTTGCGCACCGGGAATGGGCTCCCATTTCGAAAGCTCGTCCTTCACGCCCTTTTTGACGGTCTTGGACGACAGATCCATCACCGAATTCGCGTTGCCGAGCCAGAGCCGGCCGCCGCGCGTGAAAACCTTCTCGTAGGTGGTGCTGCCAGCGCCCGACCGGCTGACCGTGGGCGCGATGAGATCGCGCTTCATGCGGCGCTGCATCGTATCGATCAGCGGCTGCAGCTTGCCCGAGTTCAGATCGCGCAGGGCATCGATGCCCGGCACGACATAGAGCATGTTCGCGGGCTCGCGATCGGCCACATAGAGCACCCAGGCAAGCGCCGCGATGGACGCGCCGGTCTGCTGGCTCTTGCGCACCGTGACAAGCTGGGAGGGGTGATCCTCCGAAAGACAATCGAGGATATCGACCAGATAGGGCGCGCCGGCCGGCGACCACATGGAACCCGCAAGCGGGCCATCTACCAGAACGATGTTCTTTGCCGCCCATTCGCTGACGCGCATGGGCGGTTTCGGCTTCAGGGCCTGGGCGAGGCGCGAACCGATAAGGCGCATCGCGGAGGGATGCGTCACGGTCATGCGGGGCTCCGGGTCAGGCTTTCAGTTCGATCTTGAGGCGATAGAGCGGGCGGAGGCCGTTGAGGCCTTGCGCGGCGCATCGGTCGGCCGCTTCACGCGGCCCCCATACAAAAATGCGGCGCGGCTGCGGGTTTTCGAACATTGCCGCATTCTGGCGTTCGTAGCGCGCCCGCCTGCCGCCATGACTGGATGGCTTGCGCGGCGGCATGCCGGGATAGACCACGGCATGGAAGACGCGGGCTTCGGCCATGCGGGGCTCCAAGTCTGGAAACTGGTTGCGCAAGCCGGATTCGAACCGGCGATCTGCTGGATATGAACCAACCGGGATGGCCGCTTCCCTATTGCGCTGTGATCTTTCAGACGAGGACATCATCCTCGGCGGCAATGGTGTCGTCTCGGGCCGGGGCCGCTTGCGCCAGCTGGGCGCAGGCCTCGGCGATGCGGGCGCGCATCTGTTCGTTGCAGCGTTTCGCAGCCATGCGCACGCCGTGCATGTCCTCACGCTGATAGGCGGCGATGAGATCATCCAGAAACGGCAGGATATCCACCTGCCGGGCGATTTCCTCGGCGAGCCGGCTTGCCGCCTCCTCGACGCGATCAACGCGCACCAGGGACTCGGCCTCTGCCGCGAGGCGCAATCGGGTGAGGCGCGTGGCCTCGACGATCTGCTCGCGCCGCGCGCCATCCAGCGTGGCATTCGTGGGAGGCGCGAAGGGCTCCGGCGGTGCCGGTTCATGCCGCTTGGTGCTGTCGCCGTGGATGTGCCGAAGCCGATCGAAGTTTTCGCGATCAACCTTCGCCACCCGGCCGCGCGCATCGCGCTCGACCGCCAGGTGGTGCTGTTCGATAAGGCGCTTCACCGTCTTCGAGATAGCCTGCTTCGTCACCCCCTCGCGGGAGGCAAGCTCACCAATCGTCATCAGCGCGGGCGCGTGGGGCATGGGTGCTCTTGCGATGGGCGGTGCGAGCGGGCGCTCGCGGTGTCAATCGCTCCTATCGGGCGGTTATCGTTGCGGTTTCTGTCAATGCGGCGGTTGGCGGCTGTCCACCATGTCAACCCGCCGGGAAAATCAGCCCGACTGGAAAAATCGCGGGCCGTCGCACGCCGCGAGAGGCGGGGGCGCCGGGAAGAACCTAGAAGGGGGGGGTATGCCACCGCGCCCGCCCCCGAAACGCAAAAACCGCCCCCGGTTTCCCGAGAGGCGGTCGCCAGACCTTTTTGTGGATGAGCGGACTATGACGCAAGTCTTCGGCCTTGTCAAATCGCCTCTATCGAATTGATTTCGCTTCGATATTCCCGATCTTTCCCGTTGCAATCGAATGCCGCATTTTTCTTCCCGCCCCACGGCGCGGCCGGCGCTGAAGGTTGAACCGGCTCGAAATCGCGCAGGCAGGTGGCAAGCTGCACCGCGAGAACGGCAAGTGCCGCATGCCAGCATTGATACTCCGCGCGGTAGAATGCCACGTCTTCAGCCGTGTATTCGCGCGCCGAGCGCCTTTTGCGCCCCCAATCATCCCTTGCACCACGATCAGCCGCGCCGGCATCCCGCGCGCCCGCCGCGCTCCATCCCTCGCACCATTCCGGTCGGGAACCGTTCTTGGCGTGGATGATGAGCAGCGCCCCGATCCGCGTCGGCGTGAGCGGCGCCACTGCACCCGCGATTTCCATCCAGAAGCGCTTCGCCTTGTCCTGCACCAGGGATGCGCCAATCTTCCCGAGGCGTTCGCGCGTCCACACCCCCCCCTCGTCATCGATGAACATTTCATCAAGCTTGAGCACCGTGTCGTGGATGATCTCGGCATCCTCCGGTGCCTTGGGGTCGAACATCGTCGGCGGTGTCGAATTGTCGATGCGCGTTCCGAGCTTCAACAGCCTTTCACCGGCCTTCACCCATGGCGCGGTGCTCGATCCACCCGCTTGGTTAAAAGCAGCATCTCTCACCGCTGCCACCCGGTCGATCTTCTGGCGCTGATAGGCCCAGCACAGCAATTCCTCGATATCGATCCGCTCTTTCGTTGCCATCTCAGTTCCTTTCGAGGGTTCGAGGGTCATTCGAGGGTCGCAAATCCACCCTCGAAGCTATTTTGCTTTTCTCTTTCAATATCTTATTTCATTCTTTCGAGGGTTCGAGGGTTAAACCCGTAATGTGTATAGAAAAAAAGAGAGAGTGTTTTTCCCACCCGAAGCCCTTTTTATATACGTATAGGCGCGCGCGACCCTCGAACCCTCGAATAATCAGCGTAACCGGTTGAACCAAAACCGAAAAACCGCTTCGAGGGTCGCTGGCTAACCCTCGAATGACCCTCGAACCCTCGAAAGAATTCGAGCGTCAGCGGCCATAACGCACCCCTGCATCAGCGGGCTGCGGGTCATCGGGCAGGTTGTGGAGGGTCACGTCGAGCCACATGCGCGTTCGGTATCGCTTGTCTTCGCGTGTCAGGCCCTTCTGTTTCAGCGCGAGGCTGAACGTCTTTTCACCCCAGGGCTTGATGGCATTGGCCTCGCACCACTTGGAGAAGCCGCCATACATCTCGCGCGCCGGCACCATGTCGCCGGGCTGGGCCTTCACGCAGGAGGCAATGAACGCGCCCACGGGGTCGCTGTCCTCGCGGTGGCTCTGTGTCAGGTCTCGCACCGATGGTGGGTCTTTCAGGCCCTCGCGCAGGAAGATCAGCGCGCCCTCGATCAGCCAGTTGAGAATGCCCGGCCCCTCGGCCATGAATTCGCTCACCACCTTGGGCAGCGGGCGCTGCTCTTCATCTGCCAGCGTGATGGGCCATTTCACGAACTTCAGGCGCCGCCAGATTCCCTTGTCGAGCCCCCCGATCTCCGGCATCTGGTTGCCGCTCATGAAGGGGATAAACTCGGGCACCATGTCGAAAAAGCCCTTGTTCAGGTGCCGCACGGGCATGGGCTCGCTGCCGGTCATGGTTTTCACCAGGCCCTCGCGCATCGGCGCGCCCCTGGGCAGTTCTGCAATGGCCACAAAGCGCTTGCCCTGCAACCGCGCGAAATCCGGGCTCGCCTTGTCGCCAGATTGCTCCATCGTTCCGGTGATGCTCTCGGGCTTCAGCCGCCCGGCATAATCGCCGCAGAGCTGCGCCAGGGTCTCCATGAAAACGCTTTTGCCGTTGGCGCCGTCGCCATAGAGGAAGATCAGAACTTGCGTGGAAGCGCCGCCGATCAGGCTTCGCCCTGCCGCCACCTGCAGGAATCGGCGCTGCGCCGGGTCTGGCTGGAAGCGCTCCATGAACGCAGTCCAAAGCGGCGCGCTGGCCTCGGGGTCATAGCCCGCGCCGCCCATCTTTGAAATGCGATGCTCGGGGTTGTGCGGCTCAAGAGAAACGTTGGCCTTTATTTCGGTAATCCACCGCTCCTGTTCGGGGTCGGGGCATTCGAGATCGCGCTCACGCCGCTCGGCGCGGCTGAAAACCAGCGTGCCATTCGCCACGTTAAACCGCATCGCATCCGAATCGAGGGCTGCGGGTGAAATCGTGCGGTGCGGCAAGGCTTGCGTGATCATGGCCACGGTGCGCCCGCGATTCCCGCAGGAAATGGCGAATTTGCGCCGCCCCTCGCGCCTCTTCTTCAGCGCATCGGCGGCAGATAAGCCGGCCTCGATTTCCTTTTTCTCGTCCGCGCTCAGTTGGTCATCGGGCTTTTCGCGCAACGCATTGGCGCGATCGATCAGCGCCTGCGCGCCAGGCGGCGGAAATATCCATTGCGCCTCGATCTTCATCAGCCGCGCCGTGTCCTGCGCGCAGCGCTCCACCTCGTGGTCACCGCCCTCAAGCTGCCAGAAACGCCCCTCCCAGGCATGCAGGCCAATCTCGCGCACATTGAGGAACCGATCACCAAACAGCCGAAGCAGGCGCTTGCCATTATCCGTGTCATTCTGGTCGAGCCCCGCATTGGCCGCGATCAACTCAGGGTCAGCATCGTTCGGTGGCGGTCCGTCCTCGCCGGGCCCGGCATCGCCA